TATATATATAAGGAATAATTCGCGAAGGAAAAGTAGGAACAGGACTCCTTAGTCCGTCCTGTCCCTACTACGCTACGCTATTTCCGTAGCGTTCTCCTAAATGAACAAACAAGGCTGGCAGGGCTGGCTCGCACACGCTCGCACCTGCCGAGACGGAGTTGGTGATAAGGTGGTGGGTGTGGTACAATCGTGAAATGAACAACTCAAAGCCAGGTCTATACGCCAACATTAACGCCAGACGCAAGGCTGGCACTAGCCGTCCTAAATCTAAAAGCACCATCCAGCCCAAGGTGTGGCGCATGATGAAAGCCAAGAAGGGCGGGTTTGAACCAAGATAGAGAGCAGTTGAAGGTAGCGCACAAGTTCATTGCCCTGCTTCAACGTGAGAATGCACAGTTGCATGGCGTGTTACGTTTGCTAGGCCAACTGGTAGACGATATGAATGCCAACTGCTCCTATGAAGTCTTCGAGGCACAGTGGAATGGGCTGACAGAGCAGGTCAAGAGGCTGTCTGGCTTCTTTGAAAGCCACCAGAAGGCACTACAGTCGCTTCAGGACTCGATTCCTGACGTTTGGGACCAAGATGAGGTAGATGACCTTGAATCCTAGAGAACTTCCATGCAACAGCCCAAGGCGTACACCTGGAGAGCGTAAGAAGTTTGTGGTCCGAGCGTGTCAGAATGGGCAAAGCAAGGTTATCCGATACGGCGATCCAGATATGAGCATTAAAAAGAACAACCCAGCGCGTAGGCGCAGCTTCAGAGCTAGACACGGGTGTGATAGTAAGCCACCCAGCAAGCTGACAGCAAGGCATTGGAGTTGCAAAAACTGGTAATATGGCAAAGGCATCCAAAAAGACACGCCAGAATGCCCCAAAATCGAGCAAGGATGCCCCTAGAAAGCGTCTTTGTGGCGAGGCTGATGCCCGATACCTTCCAGTGGTCAAATTTAAGGTTGAGGAGTTAGGAAACCGAGCCTGCTGTTGCAGGATTGGTCGCTAGGTTGCCGTTTATAGCACCCTTATAGGCTATTTTTATATACCCTTATAGGGCTAACGCTCCCGCGAAAGGCTACGCTACCGCTTGATAGCTGGCCTACCGTTTTCGGTCCGCCACTTTTGCCAACGCTCCAGCTGAGACTTGCTAACCTTGGCATAATGCTCCCGCGATAACTTGCGAGCTTTGCACGAACCCTTAACGCTCCCGCCTTTCTTACCTAGGCGCGAAAGGTAGGCCTTTATGATTTCGTCTTCTGTCATGTTTTGTATTGTCCTTATAGGTTGGGTTGCCGTTTATAAGCAAGCGCGAAAAGCCGTTGGGGTTTGAACCCTTGGCGAATATTAAAACTTAACGCATGGCATGATTCGCACGCCTTCTTCGACATTCCTGCCAACCTCGTACCCATCGCCGCCGTCAATATATTCCGCCGCCGTCATGCCGTTATCACGGGCAAAATCTTTGTTAAAATCCAAAGCTATTTCGCGGCACAATTCGCTCAAACTTTTTGCCTGGGTTTCAATCTCATGGCTTTCTGGATAGAAGTGCAACTTCTTACTATGAGAGCAGCCGCATAAATGCACCTCATGCCTTCCGTTTTGATGGTCAATCCATTTCAATTTCATATCGTTTCCCTTTCTTTCTTTCATTCGCACAATCAATAAAGACTGCGCTGCCGTTTGTTAGGCCATCCCGATAGGGTTTGACCTCTCCTCCCCTCAGTAACGAGGAGAGACGAGGGAAAACTATTTCCGTTTACTGCGTGGCCATACCAGCACCACGAACAAGGTGAGGAGGACACCGTGCAGCATCCCAAGGGAATAGAGTTGGGCGCTCATCGCCATTTATCCTTCACAATGATTGCCCCATCTAGTCCTTCCTGCTTAATCCATCGTTCCGCACCATCGTATGATGAGAAGCGCGCCTGGTATCTTCCAGTGCAATCTATGACTATAAAACACTGATTCATATACTTTCCTCCCTCATGTTTATATTGATTCCCAAGCTTTCAAATATAGTTTCGTATGCTTCCTGCCTACATGTTGCTTCAAATTGTAGGCAAGGCATGCCGCCACCATATTGGTCCTTATTGTCGAAAACTTCGACCAGGTAAGTTTTCAAGCTTTCTCCCTTCCCATGATGAAATCATGAGCCGCTTGCGCCTTGGCAGCAGCGTAGAATATCATTTTTGGATCATTCTTTAGAACGCGTGACCAATTTTGACAATAGGCCACAGCGTTTTCCTCAACTTCAGCGCGATTGATGCCCGATGACTGGCAGAGGAATTGCGCGCCAATCTCTGCTACTAGCTCCTCTTTTGCATACTTTTCGCTTCCAAAGTTTCCACCCAAATCACGCTCTAGTCGCGACTCGTGACCCGTTGCATGCGTCAATTCGTGAAACATTGTGTCATAGTATGCGCTTGCACTGGTCCAGTGTGCCGTTTTTGGCGGCATGTTCACAATATCCTGGCTAGGGATATAGCAAGCGCGCGAGCCATCGACTATCTTGGGCGCGCGCGGCATACGTTTGATTATCTCGTCAGCTTCCACAATTTGAGCCACTGGTGCGGCGGCTGCCTCACGCTCAGGCATGCCATCGCACTGAGAAGCATTAAACACTGTATAGTGCTTCATGAAGCGAAAAGTTTTCGACTTCTCGCTTCCTGTGCTTTCGCCTCCTTCACTCTCTCCACTCTTTTTAATCGTGGAATAGAATATGACAGGCCAACCCTTCTCACCCTTCTTAACTTGCGCCCCAAGTGCGGCGGCTTGCTTGTAGGTTAAGAAGCGCGGATCGGGATAGTGACTCGCCAAGTTTAACACCAGCGCGTTTACCCCTCTATACTCTGAGCCGCTGATTGCATTATGCGCGGCAACACTGCGCCAAGGTTTGCGCCAAGGTATCTCGCCTTTGCCTAATGCTTCTACGATCTTCTCGACTATTCTGTTTGTGTCCTCTGTTTTCATGTGTGTGTATCTCCTTTTCTTTTTTGTTTAGTTTTTGCCAAAATACCCAATCGCCATAAAGACAACGCACGGCGAGAGGAATAGGATTGCTAGGGTAAGGTCAATCATTTTGAACTCTCATTCTTTATCTCTTCATACTTCATTTTAAATAGATGAGTGGCAGCACTTAGAATTCCCAAGGCGCGCACGACATCAATATCATCTAAAATATTGATAATCTTTTTATAGTTCGGCGAGAAGTGCGAGTAATGATAGATCAGTTCTTTCGTTGCTTTGAAATTGCGAGTGACTTTAACCGCGCTCGCTTCGGTGTGTGTTGTGTTATTCATAAAAGCAAAGTAATACCATCGGACTGAATAAGCAATACTTTCTTTTCGCCCAAGATAAGGTATAAGCATGACTTATGGATGAACTAGGCGCATCTCCAGGCGCGATAGAATTGCCAACCGATAAGGCGAAGAACGGTAGGCCAACTCAATACGATGAAAAATTAGGCGCGAAAATAATTGAAGCAGTGCGCGCAGGGTTTACTTTAGAACGCGCAGCAGAATATATAGGAATAAACCCTAGTACTGCGCAAGGGTGGATAAGTAAACGTCAAGACTTCGGAAGACTTATAAAAAAAGCTAGGCGTGAACATGAGATGGGACTGCTTCGCAGCGTTGAACTAGCAGGGGAAAAGAGTTGGCAGGCGCGAGCCTGGATACTAGAAAGAACGCATGGATATGCCCAACCCTCTGCCCGTCTGCAGGTTAGCCAGGATGTCACCCACGGCATCAGCGGAAACTTGGCCTCACTCTTGGCGGGGATTGCGGGCAGAAAGAAGACGCAAATGATTGATGCTAAAGCAGTTGAGGTAAAACCTGCCATACCAATTCGAGACAATAGCTATTGTGCGACAGATGCTACGCAAACTATTGTAACGACAACGCCAAAAGTTTTAAGAAAGCCTAAGCATAAACGCATGAGAACTAGAAAGCCAAGGGCTGAGAGCTTGGCCAAGTACACCACCACGCCACCCGCCAACCCCCCAGCCCCCATTTAATACACATATACCCCCCCAAATTATTGTGGCTCAAAACAAAAAGAGGTCTTAACATACACTCATGCCAAAGCCTCCCAAGCGTAGTCAAGAAGAGATACTTGAAGACCTATCTAAACCATCCGCTTTCGCCTCTAACGTCCTTGGCATCAATCTGTATGACTGGCAACGCAAGGTATTACGCGATTTAGAGCCAAGAGATTGTCGCGTAGCCCTGCGTGCAGCCAACGGCTCTGGCAAGACCAGCACCGTAATTTCAGCAATTCTGATATGGCACGCGCTAGTTTACCCGCGCTCAATCGCTGTAACCACGGCAGGCGTTTTCCGCCAAGTCGAAAGCCAACTTTGGCCTAGCCTGCGCAATCACATTGCCAAGCTTGGCGGTGCGTGGGAGGTCACATCTGGCGAGATCCGCTACCTTCACCCCAACGGCAATACGAGTCGCATTATCGGCTATTCAGCGACTGACCCAGGGCGTGCTGAAGGTTGGCACGCAGAGGACCACGAATACCATCCGTTGCTGATGGTGGTAGACGAAGCCAAGACCGTAGCCGATCCACTGTTTGAGGCTATCAGCCGATGTCAACCAACCCGCCTGCTAATTGCATCCAGCCCAGGCGGGACTAGCGGTGCGTTCTATCGAGCATTTACCAAGGAAGCAAATATGTGGAGCAAGCACGCAGTCACGGCCTTTGACTGCCCGCACATAACCAGAGCGCAAATTGACGAAGTAACCCAGCGTTACGGCGAGAAGCATCCGCTGACCCGATCTATGATCTACGGAGAGTTTGTTGACATAGGGCTGGAAAGCCTAGTCATCAACCTCACCCAACTACAAAACTGCCACAACACGCCACCAAGATTCAGACCAGGCGTACGCATAGCAGGAGTTGACTTTGCAGCAGGTGGCGATCAAAACGTAATCTGCATAAGTGACGGTAACAAGATTCTACCTATGATTGCATGGCGTGAGAAAGATACGATGGCAGCCGTAGGCAGGTTTATAGTCGAGTTTAAGAAGGCTGGGCTGGAAGCAAACAATATCTACGCTGACGCAAGTGGTATGGGCATGGTTATGTGCGATGCCTTGGCTGAATCTGGCTGGGTAGTCAATCGCGTGAACTTTGGTGCTACGGCGTATGACAACAATGCCTATACCAACAGATCGGCCGAGATGTGGTACAACATGGCAAAGAAGATTGAGGATGCTGAGATTATACTGCCAGAGGACGAGGACTTGACAGCGCAATTGACTTGCAGGCGTACAATCACCAATAGTAAGGGCAAGCTTGGCGTGGAGTCAAAGGACTCAATGCGCGCCAGAGGCATAGCATCACCCGATAGGGCTGACGCGCTGGCTTTGTGCCTCAGTAGCTCAAATAACGGTCTTGACTTGACATTTCAGATAGAGCGTCCAACTTGGAAGTCACTTCAAGAAATGATGGTGGCACACGACCCCGTCATGGCTGGATTTGACCCAGGAGGATAAACACTATGAATATCTGGAATTGGATTACTTCAAATTGGACTGAGATCGTAGCCGCCGTTGGTGGCATCGTTCTTGCAGCTCGCATCATTGTTAAGCTCACACCGACCCCAGCGGATGATACGTTCTTGGAAAAGATCGTAAACTTCCTAAAGACAGTCGGACTTAATATTAAATAATCTTTTGTGCTGCGTGCAATCCTTGAGATCATCGCAGCCGTGTTTCGCATCATTCCAGGTTGGAAAGAAAAGCGAACACAAAACCTTGAAAACGATTGGCGCAAGAATCGCGAAGCTATCGACCGTGATCTGCCTGGTGAGTCTTGGTGGTTGCGCAACAACGACACCAGTAACAAACACGACAGGGGCAGTTGAGTCCTTAATGCAAGATGAAAACTATTCTTCTGTCCGTACTGCTGATCCAAAAGTTCGCGCTTGGGCCAAGCGTGCTTTACATTACGTCAACGATCTATCATTTGAATTGAGCAGAGAAAGACAAAAATGAACGCTAAAGATACACGCAGAACAGAATATTATTCTAGGATCATAGACTCGCTTAATCAGCGCGAGACGTGGGAGAATAGGCAACGATTGTTCTATCAAGCTCGCTACTTTGGCGTGCGCCGTAAGGTCAAGCCTTGGCCTACAGCCGCCGATCTTCACGTTCAGTTGATTGACACAGCCATTGAGAAGCTGAAACCCAGCTTCGTCAACAGTGCGATTGGCAACGACATCCTTTCCAGTTTCGTGCCAATGCGCCAGCAGTTGACTCCGCTGACCGTATCAGCCGAGCGTTGGTTTGATTACAATATGCGTGAGCGTACAAACTTTCAGAAAGAGATTGTTTCAGTAATTGATCACATCCTTCTTTACGGACGAGGAGTTGCCAAGATTGTTTGGAATGAGGACAAGAAGCGCATTGACTTTGAGGCGATTGATCCCTTCCATATTATTGTTCCAGCCTACACAAAGGAGTTTAAGGATGCCGATTTCATTGTTCACATCGTCTCAACAAGTGTCGATTCCTATAAGGCAAATCCCTTGTACAAACAGGATGAGGACTTTATCAAAACAATTTCAGGTAAACCCTCGAAATCAGTGGGCTTACGAAGTGAGATTCAAGACGAGATTTACAGGCGTGAAGGAATTACTCAGGAAGCTGAGAACGACCGTATTATCCTTTGGGAGATGTACACTCCGTCCGAGGATGGATGGAAAGTCGAAACTTATAGCCCGCTGGTTGTAACCGAAGATGTCCGCAAACCTTTCACATTACCCTATCGTCACGGTGAACCACCTTTTGTAGATTTCCCCTATGAGGTAACAGGGGGCGGTTGGTACAGTCCAAGAGGCGTAGCAGAGATTCTACTCCCGACAGAGAACCTGCTCAATAAGTTACGCAATAGCCTCTCTGATTACGTGGAACTTGCCAACCGACCCGTTTTTGAAGCACAGAATCCGATCTCGCTAAACACATCGAATTTGAAGATGCAGCCTGGGCAGATCCTGCCACAAGGCTTAAAGCCAGTTCAATTCAGCCAACCGCCTTTTGACTTCCAGAAATTGATGCTTGAAGAGCGTTTGATGGCCGAACAGCGGATGGGCAATCCAGACTTTGGTGCAGGCTCGCAGTTCCAGGTGTCGGATCGTAAGACTGCCACCGAAATACAAGCGTTGCAGTCGCAGGCAGCAGCTTCTGGGGACTTGCGCAATCGTATGTTTAGAATGGGGCTATCCCATCTCTTCAAGCAATGCTGGTCGCTTTATACGCAGTACAACAAGAAAGACTTGATGTATCGGTATGCTGAAGAGACTGGCGCAATGCCACCCGAAGGCATCCACGATGAGTATTCGATTGAGCCGAAGGGTGGATTGGACTTTATCAACCGCCAATTTGCTTTGCAGAAGTCAGTATCGAGGATGCAAATGTTCCAAAATAATCCTTTCGTGAATCAGGGTGAATTGGTAAAGTCGGTGCTTGAACAAGACGATCCCTCGCTGGTCCGCAGACTCTTCCAAGATCCGAACGCAGCCTCTGGCGATCAAGCTGAAGATCAAGCAACTGAAATTGCGACTATGCTTGCAACTGGATTCCCAGTCGCAATCAAGCCTAGCGATGATCACAAAGCGCATATATCCGTTCTCTTCGCGTTTAACCAAGCGGCTCAAGCAAGGCAGCAACAGGTCGATCAGAGTGCAATGCAAGTTCTGATGGCACACTTGCAACAACACTTGCAGGCGTTGGAGCAGGTTGACCCAAACACATCTCGTGCTATTCAGAAACAGCTTCGTGACGCAGCTAAGGCTCAAGCGCAACAGCAAGGCCAACAATTGCCTCCAGAAGCAATGCAACAGCAACCCCAACCACAGGTAATTTAATATGGCAACTCAAAGTGATTTAGAAAAACTTAGAAAACAACTTAGCGATTTAGACGCGAAGCTAAAAAGTATGCGGGGTAATTCTCCACAGCGTGACCCTAGATTTGACTTAACAATGGCGAATCAGAATTATGCGAATTTAATGCGCGACCAGCAGGCAAAGCTTGCGGCAGAGCGAGGCCAATTTACCCAAGGAAGATTGATGGGCGCACCGACAAATCAACCCATCCCTCCAGGCGGTGGTTTGGGTGGATTAACATCCGATCAAGCTGGAATTTCCCCAGAACAAAGAAGAATCCTTGATGATTTAATGGCAAGGCAAGCTCAACAACCTATCCCTCCAGGCGGTGGCATGGGCGGCTCAATTGGTGCGCCTGAAAATATGCGATCTCCAAATATGCCTCAAGACATAATGGCAGCCTACAACAACTTTCTTCAGCAGGGCATCCAACGTAGCAATACAATGAACCAAGATGCTGCTACAAACTTTGCCAATATGCAGGCAGGTGCGCCAACCACAGAGCCAGCAACTCCATCTACAGCCAAGCCAACTATGCCAGTAGCTGGACTTGGAATGCAGAAATCTAAAGCAATACCACTACCAAAAACTTTCTCGACAAGAAATACTCCATCTGCCAGATTTGGTTGATGAAAGTACCAGTAATGCGTAATGCCTTCCAGGCGGAAGGACTAGCAAAGCTGTGTGAGTGGGCAAATGAGCAGGGTGCAACTGGCAGGGCGGTTGAAATTGGGTCTTACAGTGGCGAGGGAACGGTAGTTATCGCAAAGCATTTCAAGGACGTTATGGCGGTTGACCCCTGGTTAAACGGATATGATATTAACGATAGGGCAAGTCAGCAATGCCCAATGAAGTTTATTTTTGAGGCTTTCAAAGAACGCACCACTCCACTTGGCAATGTTTTATATACTAGGGGCAAGAGTTTGGAAGCTCTCCAGTTGTTCAAGGATGGCGAGCTAGACTTTATCTACATAGACGGAGATCATCGCTACGAAGGCGTGCTGGCAGACCTAAAGGGCTGGCGCAAGAAGCTTAAAGAAGGCGGGATTCTGGCTGGTCACGATTGGAGTTGGAAGTCAGTAAAGATGGCATTACTTGAGGAAATAGGACAAAAGGACTACACGTTATTCCAAGGCGATTCTTGGGCAATAAAGCTATGAGAAAACTAAAAGCAGCATTGGCATTCATGCGCGACCAAGAATGGGTGAATGAACCAAAATGGGAAGATGAGGACGAGAAGGCGTGGACTGGCTTCTTGTCAACCCCAACTGGCAAGCGTCTTAGTTTGATTTTGCTTAACCTAACCCTGCGTCAAAACGGCTCTGCCGTGATGAAGAAATCAGAGGCACTTGCAGACGCTTGTGGTTATGCTAAAGGTTTCCGTGGTTGTGTAGCGACCTTAGAATCGCTCGCATCCCAAAAACTCAACTCTGCCATTCCAGGCTATGGGGATGGATCGGATGAAACAATAGCCGACTAACCTTTAGGTAGAATGACTCCCTACCGAAAAGTGTAAGAAAGGGTCAAATGGCAGATTCAATGGAAGTTACTGAACTGGATATGTTGAAACTTGCGGCAGCAGCC